GTTTACGCTTTCAAACTTCGACTGTTCCATGTTTTTATATAGATTTCTATTATTTTGTGGTATCGGATGTGGTACCACAATTACATAACACTTCATGCCACCAAAACCAACGCACCATATACAAACACCATGATACCTCCTGCTTTTGCTACTGATTTATTGAACATTTGCAGGAGGGCATATACTCCAAACGCTACACCTACCATGATTGGAAAGACACTTACATAATCCGCAGCATATTGAACAAATTGCTCTTTAAGAAGGTAACCTCCTAACTTTGTGACTGGCCCTTGGATTTCAAACATTATACCGCCGCCTTCATAGCCTGAACAAGAATATCAAGTACCATAGGAGTCATTTGCACCAAGACGTAACCCAAGCCAGCCGATTGCATCATCGTAAATCCTTTCTCTTTGTTCCCGATCATCACGAACAAGGCACCACCTAATACGACTACCATAGCTACTGGATAGGCTAACGCTTGGATAAGGGATACTAATGGATCAAAGGCACCTACCATCTTTCCGTAAAGGTCTGCGTTGGCTGCAAATGCTGGGGTAGCACTCCATAAAGGCGCTGTTGCTAATGGTACCAAAGATTCTGGATGAAACTTTTTAGGTGCTTCCACCTTCCCATTCATAAATTCAGGAATACTCATTACTTCTGTTTTCATGTTGTACACTCCTTATTTTAAGTCATGGTATAAAAACACTTTAGTATTCAATCCTTCACACAATTCTTCCAATACCTTCTTCCTGTGTTCCGTTGTCGTTACCCAATAGAGAGTAGGAATTCCTTTAAATACATTCCGCTCTATTAATCGTCTGTACTTCTTTACTTTCGTTCGATTCTTCTTCATGGTCTGCGTGTGATCTATTTCAACTACGTTATAGTGATCCGTCTGGAACATAGCATCACAGACTAAGGTGATCTTCTCTTTCCCTTTACTGATAATCCGTATTTCATTTTTCCATGTAGTGGGGCCATGTAAGTAAATATAGAGGTCATTCCGCATTAAGTAGTGGTTTACAGTTGTGGTTCGTTTTCTAACCTTATCAGAATTCGTTCTCTCCCGTCCTTTCTTATTGAGGTAGTAAATATTCTCTCCGTCCCTAAACACGCTCACATAAGGCTCTATTTGCTTCATAACACGTAAGGTGTTTCGTTCACTCTTTAAACTGTGCATAACTTGTAATTGACTCCTGGATAGATAATCAAGCTTCTTCAAAGATTGCAGTATCCTCTCCTCTCGTTCCAGTTGCTTTTTCTTGGTGTGGTGCATTCTCTTTCCTCCTTCTGTGAGGTTCGAGTTTGTCATTAATGAAGTCGTTTGTAATATAAGGGGTTTGCAACACATGTTCAGTATCTGTTTGGTATATTGCTCTACCTCTTAATTTTGTTGGTAGTTGCTCTGCCCCCACTCGATCTAGCACAACCATACTTTGAGTGCTGTTTTTTAATTTAAAACATAACGCTGCACTTGTGTTTGCCTTTACCTGGCGAGGGAAAACATCGGCAGTAGGGTACTGTGTAGCAAATATCAAACGGTACCCTAACCCTGCCCCTAATCGTGCAATTTCCCCTATTAAATGTGTGCACCTTTCTTTAGTTTGTTTATCCTTGAATCCATCAACCTCCGCTCCTTCATCAATAACTACGAAGTGACGTTTTTTGTAACCTGCTTCTCCTATGTCTTCATAGCCTTTTTCAAGAAATTCCTCTTGCCTATCTAATATCTTTTTGTGTAATGATTCCAACGCTTTTAAAGATGTTTTTTCGTCTTTGGCTACTTGATCTACTTGTTTGCGATTGATAAAACGACTAAACGCTAAACCGCCTTTTAAATCAATTAATGTGAATCGTACATTATTAGGTTGTTGGTGAATGAGAGTTGTAATGGCATTCTTTAAAAATACGGTTTTTCCATACCTTGTCATTCCAGCTACAACTAGCATCTGAAGTTCATCAAAATCATGAGTAATGAAGTCTTTATATGTGATCCCTATCGGAACTTGCCATCCTTTTAGCGAAGCTAGCATGTCATCATCATATGCAACTCGTTTAGGCAATCCTTCTTCGTACACACGCATTTTCAACATACCATCGTATTCCATTTCGATTTGCTTATCTAATGGCTTTCGATTGTTTATGAGGTTCTTGATTTGTTTCGGAACGTTTCCCTTCCAATCCATCTTTTTGAGGTTTTCAATATTGAGATCAGGGCGACTCTTATTATTCAGACCATCCACAAACACTTGCTTCTTATCCTCAAATTCCTTGAACGATAATCCTAATGGGATCTTATACACATACTCAATGTAGTTTTCACCTTTTCGTTTTCGAAATAGGCGAATGGATTCTTCTGGCGTTTTCAAATTTAAACTTTTGGCGATCTTCTCAATCTTCTCATGATCTTTTGATTGTGAATGTTGAAAATAATAAGAGCTACCCATCACACCTAACATAGTTCCAGTAGATATTATTTCAAAGAGCATTGCCACCCCTCCCCTTTGTATCCGTATAGGATAGTTGCTGATAGTCAGAAGGTATTAAATCACGTATAACCCCTTCTTATTGGTGCTTTTCTCATGTTCGGGTTTACGGAAACGCTCCGCATATGAAACGGAACGCTCATGGACTTGCATGATTTTCAGGATTTCTTCTGGAGTGTAGCCCAGGTTCTTACATGCTTGAATTACATCTTCCCACTTCATTACATCTCCTCCTTCAAGTGAAGCTCAATCAATCCATCAATCACAGTTGGTTGAACTCTATATTCAGTGTCGCATTCTACACATGATGCTGTTTCAACTTCAGCAGGATCAAAGTCTACGTCAAGGACTTCATCAATTTCTTGATTTTTCAGATCAACCGCAGCATTTCCGGTTATCATCATGATCGTTATAAATTCGTCACTACCGCAGCATCTGCATCTCATTTAAGAACACCCTTTCGTTTTTTATTGAAAACTTCACACGCTCCATTCAATAAATCTTCAGCGCATTCAATATCATCTTCAACAAAATTATCCATCACGATTTCTTGAAAAAGAATAAATGTTTCAAATACTTGCTCGGGTTCCCAACCCATATAGTCCATTAAAGAAATCAATTCAGCCCATGTTTCTCTTGTCTTTTTATCCATACTATCTCCTCCTATATAAATGAATTAACGTCCGTTTCAGGCTGTTGTGGCTCTTGTTTGACAACGGGAGCACCTTCCATATCCCGAAAAACTAACGCCTTCACATAAGCGCTGAAATTGCTCACAGAATTGCAATACTCCCAAATCCTTCTTTGGTGTTCATCATCAACATTGAAACTTGCGCTTTTTACTTTAACTAAGCCCATAAGCTCTCACCTATCCTATAAAATCCTAATGCGTTAGCTAAGTCAGGCTGATCTACGACACGAAAGCCTAAATACAGTTGCATAATCTCTGCCCCACCGCCTAACAGATACACGTTGTCGCTCCATTCCAGATCAATCATGACGTTACGGATGCTCTCTGCTATGGCTTCGTAATTGTGATCTAAGTTTTCCAATCCTTTCGGCACAGTATCGCTTGATTCGTTGATAAATCGTCCGTTTTTCATCGTGGCAAAATTAATGGTTCCACTTCCTATATCAATGAAATGAACTATACCAGGCATCGGGTGAGCAAAGTAAGCGCCAGCTCCTTCTGCTGCAACCGCTACCTCTCGTATATGAATGATTTTTTTAATGCCATTTACCGTAATGGTGTGAGAACCTTCCAACATATCCTTAATTCGTGCTTTATCTCGACTGTGCTTGCTGATCGGTTGCCCTACAACCACGTTCACATTTTTCGTAGCAAACTGATGTAAGCCGATTAACAGCCTTATTAAAGCATCTTCATGTAACTTGGAATCTCCTCTCCTCCCTCGATCTAGTGAATTGCGTTCATCTCTTGCTAAGGTTCCAGCTAATCCTTTTCGATCTCCATATTCAAAGATAAAGTCATATTTACGCAGGTCATTTTCTACTTTCAATGCTCGATAAGGAATAATGTCTGATGGGAAAACCTCTAGTGCTGTCGGGGTGCATATCGCTGTTTCGTAATTGCCCCAATCTGCGCCTATAATCATAGGCATCCTCCTTTATTAACTACTTAATAATTGCCCCTCGTTTTTTTGAGAGGATTATTAACTGCTTAATAAATTATATGGGCGCATAACTTTAAAATGTCTGTCCACGTTAAATTAGTTCTAGAAAAATCGAAAAAGATTAAAGAAGGATAACGAAGTAGTGTGTGGAATGTATCTATAGGTGATGATATGAAATGTAGAATGAATGAATTAATTGAGGAAAAGGGATATAAAAAGAAATGGATTGCAGCACAATTAGGAGTAAGTGCTGATGTACTATCAAGGTGGGTAAACGATAGAGGAATGCCATCATTAGAAAAAGCTTTTCAGATTGCTGATATTTTAGAATGTAAGGTGGATGATCTGTATGAGTATAGAAGAGAGGTATGAGGGTTATTTGCTTAAGGCTAAGATCATGAACGTGGCCGCTCAATTAGCAAATGATAATCAATACAGGAGAGAGGATGCTGTAAAGGAATTAGAGGGAATTGTAGATTGGTTAGAAGGAAAAGAAAAAGCCCACTCCAATTAAGGAATGGGCTTTCGTGTGTGTTCGCATTAGTATTTTAATGCTCTTTTATTATAACAGATAACCGGAATAGTGACATATGCCATTTGATTCTTTTATGGTTTGGATCGTGGACTTATTGTTATCCAGCAACTTACCATCTTCATCATAATACTTTAACTCAACTTCGTATTTCGTGGATGGTTCCAGATCACCTATGATGTGTGGCTGAAAGTAAACGTCCTTTTCGCTTTGAAATGTTTCCTGTAGTTCACCATCTACAAATAATTTGATATGGTCTAAATCCTCATGTTGATAACGGATGTAAATTTCTGCGCTGTCTGAACTTGGCATAAACCCTATAGCAGCAAAAGCGCTTGTAGGGAAAGAAAGTAATACGATCGTAAGAATAAGTAATTTTTTCATTTTAAAAACTCCCTTCTTACAACCATTGTATACCAATTTTCTGTAAAAATCCGTATTTTTTTGAAATTATTCACTAAATCTATGAAGCATTACCCATAATTCTTGTCGTGTTACTGGATCTCTAGGGCGTGAACCATCAGAAATACCTTGATCCATAACCCACTCTTGAGCATCGTGAGCGAAACGATCTGATTTCACGAATTTATCTTTTTCTATGCCTTTTTTCCATACATCAAAATGTGGAAGTAAGTTCTTAGGGCATATTTTACCGCTCCAGTAATTGTGTGTTACCACGTTTTCTAGTGGAATAGAGTGTTTAACCATAAGATGCTTTACAAGTTCTCTAGCGTTGTCTAATGCCTTCTGATAATCTCCGTCTGCATTCACGCATATTTCTATATGAATGGATTCGTTATTACCTTTTGTAGATCCAGCAGCCCAACACCTTACATCGTCAGGGAAGGATTGAATGACCTCTTTATCATCTACCTGGTAATGCCAACTTGCTTCACGATCATTATAGTTAGATTGAATATTTGCATGCGCTTGTGCATCAGCACCAGGGTTTATATTTCCTGTTTCGTGGATAGTGATATAATTCTTTTCATTTCCGTAACCGTATGAACGATCTGAAATGATTTTAGGAGATACGATCTGTTGTTTAATCTGCATTATTCGTCCTCCTTATCCTTGAAACCTTGTCCTTTAGATGGATTGCTGATAACACCAGCTGCAACTAAGATCGCTAACAAACCATCAACATAAGCCTGGTACTGTTCTGGAGCTAGTAATCCCATATCATTGACGAATAAACCAACCAAAGAACCCAGAGCCACATATAAACCGTAGTTTCTCCATTTTAATTTCATTATGAAATCCCTCCAGTCGTTAATAATCCTAATAACCCCATAATCATAAACCCGATTATAATTCGTAATATCCACGTTGTATTACTCTTGATGCTTGATATATCTTCCTTAACGTCTTTAATATTAGATTCAGCAACCGCCAAACGTGTCTTTATATCTACGTTATCCTGCTTAATGTCCTGAACATCAACCTCTAATTTACCTACTCGGTGTTCCATAGCATCACCACCTTGGTTAGATTGCATCTAAATCCCCCTATGATTTCATAATTCATTGTGCTAAAGTGTATACCAACCTCTCACTCTCCCTATGAGGTGAGGGGCCAGAGGGAGCCTTTATCTCCCTCGTTCATCCATAATAAAAAGCGAACCCTTTAGGATCCGCTGTGATATGTTGATTCATGAGATGATATTGCATTATTTATCTGGTTTTGAACCCATGATTCTGTAGCGACATCAGATCCGTTTTCCTTCAACGCTCCCCACACATCTACTATTCCACCATCTACAACCAAACGATCACTCATAGCATAAATACGTCCGATAAAACCACCGCTTGATTCGTACAATTCCAATACCGGCTTCGTTTCCCATGCACCGCCAGCATTGAAATATTGGTTGTACAACTTCACGTAATCATTTTCATATGTTGAACGGATTTCTCCCTCTATCGTTGCGCTAGTGGCTGTTAGTTCACCATTATTATTTACTGTGAAAGTACCATTACCTAAGTCAAGAGAACCGGCAAGAATTTGAACTAAACCTTGGTCATCTACCACAAATGTTCCTTCACCTATATTTATCGTACCACCTACAAAGTCAGAAGCTTCAACTAATCCTGTAAACTTCGCATTCCCTTCAGTGTCGATGTAAACCACATCAGTATAATTCCCCTGACCATCACCTGATTGGATTGTAATACCTTCTGTGGCATTAAATATTGCTCTCGCTTTCTTATCACTACGTTCAGCAACGAATCCATTTTCAGGGCCAACGCTTACACCATTGTAAACAGAATCTTTTTGTACTTTCTCTTGTTGGATCACGGTTAACTCATCAGCTACCGTTTTGGTTCGATTGGAGAGCTCCACTTGTAAATTACGTTTGTCTTTCGGATCGTACTCTAATGAAACTACACGTAACTTAGCGTTAATCCCTAATTCATCATCAATCACTTGTTTATAATCGCCTAGTTCCAGAGATTCAAAGTCCTTCACATCTGCATATTCCTCTAGTTCAGCGATATTCGCAACATCAACTTCATAACTGATGATAGGATTGCCTTGTTCGTCTTTTTCACGCTTATCTATAGTCTTACGGATGCCTTTAAGATTCTTGCCTATTCTTAGTTGAGAGCCATTGTCTTGACCTCTGGAATTTAAAAGGGAAACCTCGTACCCGTTGTACGAAAGTTCCCCATTAAAAGCAGCTGCTATTTGTAATAAGATTTCACGTTTATTGGTGCGTTCATTAATGCTTATCGTTGAGCTTCCGCTTGGTTCTACCGTTCCTACTGTGAATGATGTATCTGTGAACAATGCAGTCAGGTGATCGGATACTGTACCACTGTTTGCGAAGTTATCTAATTCATCATCAATAAGCTGATAAGACACATGCTCACAGGATAAATTGTAGTATAACCCTTCTCCAGTATTTTCTGATTCAAATGTAGCTACCTGGAATCGGTTAGAAAGCTCAAATTCATCATCAGCAGTGATCGGCTTATCATCTTCAATAATCGCTGAAAAATCAAGCGTGTATTCTCCGTTAATTTCTTCTCGGATGGATGGTGATATTTCATCTATAAAAGAAGGATTGTTTGAAATTACTTTTAGCATGATTCACCTCCTAATAAAAAAGAGCCCAATTTTGGACTCTTGTGTTACGACGCAGTATGATCCGAATGTATTAAAAATTCACATTAACTACAAATGAAAAGTCTATAGGCAGTTGTCCGAATGAACCAGTTTCATTATTGTAATTGAATGTTACCAACAATTGTTTTAAAGAGGAGTCACTTATACCTGCTTTAATGTCTAGTGTAGGAATTATATTATCACCCACAAAGACAGAAGGTTTTAATTCCTGCATACAATTCCAATCTAAATCACTAAAACTGATACCTATCGCATCGTAGCCCAATCCTAACGATGTGTTTAAGGTGACTTCTTGATTAGGAGATGTGTTCAGAACGCTCCATGTATCCCCTGCATCTGAGGTTTTAAGGGTTACCCAATATTTTGTCGAAGGTCTAAATTCATTTACCGGATCAAATGTGAAAATAAAATCAACATCTCTAACTGCATAACCAGCCTTATGATACTTTTCGACTCTTTCCTCTGTAAGTAATTCTGGTGAAGACCCGAATTCAGGTTGAATAACAATGTTACCACCTACAGATTTCGCTATTTCAATTTCATCTTCTGCAACAGTCGAATCAATATTACTCTTAACACTTAACCAAGTATTAGGCATTTTATTACGTGCGTATTCCAATGCACTTTTATCTGATTCTATTACTACCGCTTGATGAAGCATATTCAACTTTGATAATTTCTCAGAAATAATATCTATTACAAGTTCACTCTCATCATCTTTAATATCTAAGAAAGGGACTAAGTTAAACTCATGGCAAATAGATAGAGCCTCATCTATTGTCGGTATTTTTAAAGGTTGCTCATACAATGACGCTCTACTTGTAATATCAAATGCTTTTATTTCATCAGTTGTGTATTCCCTAACAAGTTTTCCTTCTGTCTCAGTAGTCCAACTTGTTAAATCAGCGTCATGTCGTAACACTAAATTATTATCAGCAGTTAAACGTAGGTCGAATTCAACCCCCCATGCTCCAGCCAACTTGGACATTTTTATAGCTTCAATAGTATTTGAAGGAGCATTCCCCATTTTTCCAGTAATTCCAACGTATTTTTTTCCAACGCCTAATATATCGAGTGAAGTCGTATTTATTTTTTCTTTGAGATTTTCGTTAAGGATTTGCTCATCTATCCTGAATTCACCTATAGAAATCCGCAAGATTTGATCAATGTTTAAAATCTCACCATCTGACATTGAATTATCATCTATTCTGCCCACAACGATATGATAACTTTTTTCACTATCATACGGCAAAGAAACTAGAGAAGTTACCCACCCCGTCTCGTTAACAAAAGTATTATTTTGGTATGTGAAAACTGAGAATTTGTAGTTAGAATTTAATGAGGTGACTTCAGCTTTTTCATTAAAATTAATAACGTCAACTGTTCTGAATCTGTTGTTACCACCTGATTTTTCACCTGTCACCCCCGATATACCACCTCGTTCCCATTTGGGATTCAGTAAATCTTTCACCCCGTATTTGAATAAAGGAGAATTTGCAATATTATTCCCAAACTCATTTGTCAATTCATTTTCTACTTCTTTGACTTTCCTGGATAAAAATCTGTTTTCACCCAAACTCTCCATTCCGTCAAACCAATTATTAGAGAAATATGAAAGATAAAACGCTTCAAACTCTTTTTTTGTCGGTTCGTATCCAGATCTGAAAGTTTTAGTTAGGTTGATAGCCATAAAGTGTTTGTATTCAACAACGGCACCATTTTGTGTATCCTCATCAGGGAAAGTAACTATTGTCTGAACAAATGGATTAACAGAAGTTGTTGTTAATGTGATAATTCCACTAAGCGTCACATATTCATCAGAAGGTTCTTTTTGCGAAACTCCCAGATCCATTTCGGCTGAAATGTCTCTGTAATTTAAAAATATATTTGTAGCCGTGCTAGGTGCTTTGATTTTACCAACGATATAATATTTCGTTCCAGAAGGTACGTTACTGGGAAGAGACCCATAAGGCTGTATGACTTGCAAAGATGTCCCTGTACCCAATCCAGTTGCAATAAGCGTGTTATCAGTAGCAGATATTTCTCCATAAGAACCGTTATGTTCCCATCCAGTGGTGCCTTCACTAAAATCACCGTTTTCCACTTCATTCGTAGCGTTAAAATCAATTACTTTCTCTATTTCCTCCAACCTATTACGTAATGTAGAAAAAGTCTTGTTTTTAACACCCGATACATGAGCATCAGTTACCTCTGCATTAGCGTCTCCGCTTTCGATAACCAATTCATCAATTCGCTTATTAGTGGAATCAACCGTTGTTTTATCCGCCTTCATGTGTAAACTTACTACTGTGTTTTCCAGGTCACTTTGTTGTGCTTTTTCGGCCAACTGCGTCGTAACTTCTGTGTGTTCATCGTCCAAACGTTCCTTTAAAGTTTGGTGAGATACTCCGTCTGTATCCACTCTTGCTTGTGCTGCTTCTACACTGGAGTCTCCTTCTATAACGACCTGGTCTAATTGTTCCTGGGTTCGTACTGACTTTGTATTTGAGGATTCTGCAATTTGTTTTGCTTCATCAGCTGTCGTGTTTGCGTTATCAGCTGCAGTTTTTGCGCTATTCGACTGATCAATCGACTGATTAATCTTTTCATATGCTTCAACCGATCTGTCGCTTGGATTAAGCTTAGGTGTATCTGCCATGGTATCACCTCTCTATAAATACTTTGGTTTCATTTTAAAGTGTATATCTACGTTCATATTCGTTCCTGAAACATCAACGTCATTGTCACCAGTAAGCAGTTCGATAAAGTCACCACTCATGCTATTTAGATAGTTAACTCCATCTTTCTTCACAATCCATCGGTCACAATCCACTTCAATCACACCGGAAAATTGACCAAAAGAAAAACTCTCTCCATTTGAGGAAAGAGTCAAACTGTCTGCTGATCCATCTATTTCAATGACAGGTCTTATTGCAACTGTACCGAAGTTATCAATGATCAATGTCGTATCACTTGTTACCGTAAACTCATAATCTCGGTCAGCACGTAAATCAGATTGCATTGGATAATCATCAGCAAGCGTAAAGTTTTTCGTTTCGTCAGTGAATTCAGCCATCGGATCAAATGCAGTTAAGGGTAATGTGAATTCAGCTGTTTGCAAGAGTCTGTTCACTGGAACATTTCCGCTATAACGTACCCAATATTGTTTATCAGGCTCATGATCAAACGTGAGCTTCACTTTCTTGGGTTTACCTTTACGATCTAGTAAAACGCTCATGAATTCCCTTAGAGTTCGTTGGATTTCGTGTCTGTCGTAATTGATATACCCTATCGGGAATTCAAAATTACGGTTTCCGTAATCACTACCAAAGTAGTAGGATCCATCATCACCAACCATTTGAGCAGTGTAATCTCTTGTTTCAGGGAAAGGGTGACTATGACCTGTTAACGGAATTAATCCCCATGTTGATAATGGTTGATCATCTAATTTAATCATTAGTTATTCACCCCTAACGCCCTTTTTCTGCCTTGAGTAATGTTATAGAATTCTCTACCTAATTTCTTAATATCATTATCATTACGGATGGTGATATTAGCTCCATCAAACATACGTTCAAAGTTCATAGCACCTTTACCTGCTGATCCACCTGAAGCATTTACATTTGCGTTTGGTACATTAGGTACTGCTGATTGCGCCATTTGTTCGCCAGCTCGTTTAACTCGTCCACCCATGGACTTCATACCTACCTCTAAACCTTCTCCAGTGTACTCACCAATCTGTTTAAATACTTTAGATGGTGAATTGATGCCTAGAAGGTTTTTCGCTCCACTTATTGCACCATTCACCGCATTTTTAGCAGCATTCGCAATATCAGAAGCTTTATCCTTAATTCCATTCACCATTCCATCCATGATGTTCTTTCCGATTTCTCGTAGGTCAATGTCTTCAAAAAAGTCCATGACTCTACCCCAAATGTTTTCAATCGTTGTCCAGATATTATCCATTTGGTCAGATACCGCTTCTTTCATACCTTCAAAATCGCCAGTTAGTAGTGACTTCACAAATTTCAAGCTGTTCTTAAAGCTGTTTTCGATGAATCCCCAAACATCCTTGATAATTCCCCAAGCCATGTTGAAGTATTTATCTACAGCGTTTTTCATCTGCTTAAAGTCTAACCCTAACTTATCAGAGATCCATTTGAGCGAAGCATAGAATATATCTTGGATGCCATCCCATATCTTTTTAATCATGCCTTGTATAAGCTCCATTTGCTTTTCGCCCGCTTCACGCATACCTTCAAAGTCACCAGTAAATAGCGAAGTTATGAAGTCTAATGCGTTCTGGAATGATTTCTTAATGAATTCCCAGACTTCATCAACCATAGCCTTAAACCAATCTAACTTTTTGTATGCTAGTACAAAGCCAGCGATTAATAATCCAATAGCAGCCACAACCCCGGCTATAATTCCTATAAGTGGAGCTAATCCTATGCTTAATGCACCTGCTATGGATACCAGGCTACCGATTGCAGATATAACTACACCAATAACCATAATTAACGGGCCTATGGCCGCTGCAATACCAGCTATAATTAAAGCCACTTTTTGACCTTGTGGACTAAGATTATTAAACCAATCAACCAATTGACGTACTTTGTCTGTGATTTTAGTGACAATAGGTGCTAACGTTTTTCCTAATTCAGCCATAGATTGCTGAAAGTTTGCTTGGCTTTTACGGGATTCTACGAGCTCTTTATTATTCTCACGGTACTTTTCATTCACATCTGAAAGACCTGTTTCCGCTAAAGTTTGAAGTACATAGTTTTGAGCGTTACCATTTTCCGCTGCTTTCGCTAAACCTTCGTTAAACGTATCTAAATCCATTCCCATACGCTCTAGGATTTCAGCAAATGGCCCGATTGCTTTACCTGTCGCCAGGGTTTCTTGCAACCCATCAGCCATACCTTCTATTTTCATCGTGTCAGGGAACTTAACTACAGCACCACTTAACGCATTGACCGCTTGTGTCATACCTTCTTCATCAAATCCAGCAGCCATTAAGTTTGAAAGAGCTTCAACGTTTGCATTCGCATCCTCATTGACTCCTGATAGTTCAGTAAGACGTTTTTTCATTTTATCTGTGCTTAGTTGAGCGTTTTCAGCGTTAGTTTCAAGTCGTCCTAACGTTTCACGGAATTCCTCTGTACTTTCTGTAACAGCAAACATGCCACCAATAATAGGCGCTGTCATAGATGCAGTCATAGTACCGCCTACGTTTTTAGCACTTGAACCGATGCCCTTCATTTTGCTACCCGTTTCTTTGGCAGCTTTCCCAAACTTGTGCATTTTGCTAGTTGATTCATGCAACTTCTTTTCAAAGTGATCTAATTTACTTTCAGTTTCAACAATCTCTCTCTGGAACGCATTATACTGTTGAACATCAATCTTACCTTCTTTGAATTGCTTATCTACGTCTTTTTTCGCTTTTTGTAGTTGATCTAGTTTATCTGATGTATTCTCCACTTGATCAGCTAGAATTTTTTGTTTCTGTGCAATAAGATCACTGTTACCAGGGTTAAATTTTAAGAGTTTATCAACGTCTTTAAGTTCCGACTGTAAATCTCGGCTCCGCTTATTAACTCCTTTGAGCGCCTTATCTAATCCTTTGGTTTCACCATCAAGTTCAATCGTAATACCTTTTATTCGCTTGGCCATGACTTCACCTCCTATTTAAAGGCATAAAAAAAAGCACCCTAACTGGATACTTGATAACTTTAGAAAAAATCCATATCTTTCTGAGTAGCTTTCTTAGTTTTCTTTTCTTCTGATCCGTTTTGCTTAACGTACTCTTCAATAAAATCTAAGCACGCCCCAAAAGTCATATTTTCAATATCATGATAATCCAATCCAACCATTTTACATGTAACTAAAAGGGAATCGGCGGTGAGTGGTTCACCCTCCGACTCCCCTTTATCTACTTTTTTTAGTTTGTAACGACTTCTCGATCAATTCCTGTAATTCCGGGAATATATCCATAATCGGAAATGTGTCAAAACTATCAAACCAAGTATCAGGATCAGGAATTTCTGGATCAGCTGTTTTAGCTAAAGACCAAGCTATGTTCTCAAATACAGAAAAATCAATCACTTGTAGTGTTTCTCGGTCAAGATCATCTGTACTTAATCCTTTTTGTTGCAGTTCCATTAAGGGTGCCATCTTCATTAAATCAGCAAATAAATCTGATCCGAATTGGTTACGATAGCGACGTGCTGTACCACCTGTTGATTTAAATTTAACTTGTTTTTCATCAATCGTTAATGTTTTTTCCAATCAGATCACCCTCCTATGCAGTTGTGAAGTTCGTTACACTATTTTGTTCTAGGCTGTTGCCA